GTCGCCGCCCGGCTGGACTCCATGCCCGCCGCCGTGCGGGCCGTGCGGCTTGCGGAGGCCAGGGCGCCCGCCATCCCCATCTGCACCGCGTCGATCGTGGTGCCGCCGATCGCAGCCGACCACTCCTTCCAGTTCTCGTACTTGTCGAACTGGCCGCGCGAGTAGTTGAAGCCTGCACCACTGGTCATGCCTGCGACATCGCCGGCGATCGTGGTGCCCATCGTGCCCATGTACAGCCAGCGCCCGGTCGGGGACGCGAACTGCAGCACCCCATCCGCGAGGCTCGCCGCGATGTCAGCGCCCTGCACCCAACCCGGGGCCTGCCGCTCGCCGTCGACCACCTTGTTGAACTCGGAGGTGTGGTCGCCGACCTTGTCGAGACCCTTGCTCACCTCGTAGATGCCTTGCACCGAGTTGGAGAACGGTGTCGCCAGCTTCGAGCCGACCGTGCCGATGCCCTCGAGCGCGGATCCCGTGGTCTGCCAGAACCCGGTGCTCCGGTCGGTGACCTCCTGCGCCCGCGCAGTGAGCTCGACCAGCTGATCCTGGTTCATCCAGGCCGCGACGCCGGAGACCAGTGCAGCACCACCAGCGGCCAGCAGCGCGCCAGGACCCGTCCAGGAGAACGCGGTGCCCGCAACAGCCGCGGCCGTCGCCGCCGTCCCCAGCACCGTGGCGCCCGTGGCGACTGCAGCTCCACCGATCAGCGCCTCGTTGCCCCAGCCCTCATGGATGGCGCGCTCCCGCGCCTCGGTGTCCCGCTGGAACGACTGGGCGCTGGCGCCGAACTCCTTGGCCTCGGTGTTCTGCTGGCGGTACCCCTCGACCTTCGCCCGGTACTGGTCCCACGACCCGGGGATGTTGACCGTCCGCGTCTCGCCGTTCTCGGTGACCGTCTCCGTACGCGACCCGGAGTCGCGGAACATGCGCTCCTTCTCGTCGTTGGTGAACAGGTACTCACCCATGAGCGTGTCCGCGGTGGGGATGTCGTAGTCGTCGTAGACGTTGGCGACCTTCTTGCCGTTCTGGTAGACGTCACCGAAACGATCGCCCTGGTAGTTCTTGTCCGTCTTCGTGGGGTCTGCACCCCAGGCCACGACACCGGTGGCGGTCGGGTTCTTCTCCGGGTTGAGCCAGTCGTAGAAGCGCTGGTTGTTGTTCTCCTGTGCAGCCCGGTTCACCCACTCATCGCGCTGGGCGAACATCGTGGCGTAGAAGTTGCTGTCCCACCCGTTCTTCACGCCCTCGGTGTTCTGGCCCCCGTACCAGGAGGACGCAGTCTCGAGCATGCTGTCCTTCGGCAGCCACGGCGCCAGCTTCGACTCGCCGGCCAGGAAGCGCTCCTGACCCGTCTTCATCCGGTCAGCCGTCTGCCTCAGTCCAGAAGGGGCGACGGGGTTGTCCGCTGCACGCCCGAGCTCGCTGGGCTTCGTGAAGTCCGCCACGCTAGTTGCCCTTCTTCCCCTTGTTGAGCATCTTCTTCTTCTGCATCCAGGGCGGTCCTGGCTTCTTCTTCGCGGCTCCGAGAACCTTGCCCTTGCGCGGAGGTGCCTTCTTCATGAGCTCACTGGGGGAGGGCATGAGGTGAGCCTACTGCTCGTGTTCGACCTCGTCGAGCATAGGGGATGGCAGTGGTGTCGAGCCCTGACGGGGTTGGAGCTCAGTGGCGACCTGTGTCCACCCAGGTCGACGCCTACTGGCGGGGTCGGAAGTGTGAGTCGGAGTCGATGGGGACGGGTCTCCACTCAGGTTCAACCTGGGTGGGGACTGCTTCAGGGGGCTCTGGACTACGGTTGTGAGGGATGAACGTAGGTGGAGGGTGTGAAAATGGAAACTTTTGTGAGAGGTTCCAACAAATACAATAAATACAAAAGAAACATACTATACCCCCTATACATTATATATGTATATAGTAGGGATAATATACATTTGATTAGATTATAACATTTGATTTTCTTGATTCATTTTTGATTTTGGATTCAACAACAGTCACACAGTCACACAGTCACACCTCACGCAGTCAGTCACACCTCACGCACACACATCACCTACCGAAAGGAACACCCATCATGGGTTTCATGCAGGACATCACACAGCAAGCAGTGCTCAACAAGCTCAGCGAGTCCAGTGGCGAACGCACCATGGTCACCACCATCACGGACGACATGGGCACTGCCACACTCAAGACCGCAACCGAGGCACTCGTTGAGGTCACCGATCCGTTCCACGATCGCATCACTACCCTGCTCAAGCAGCCACAGTCCGACGAGCGGGACGCACAGCTGGCACGTCAGTCCAAGCTGCAGGCAGTAGTCGAAGACGCCTGGGCCAACCGCATCGTCAAGCTCGGCAAGCGCTAGCTAGAAGAAGACAGAGTCCTAGACCTTCACAGGTCTTGGGCTCTCTCTTCTTTCACAGCCATTCCTTTTTCATTACGTACACATGTTGACGACTTGATTCGACTAGAACAACTCCAACTCGTCTAGTCGCGTGACGTTTGCGTCTCGGGCTACCGAGCGGCCGGCATCCACTGACGAGTCATGTGTACGTATTTACTTTTGGAATGGCGTGAAAGATTCACATTCTTCTACCGAACATCTGTTCGATTCAGACTGTGCAGGCAGGTTGATGTGCAGCGCCATGCGCGCTTGCGTGGGTGTGTAGACATGTAGACACGATGTAGACACCCCTCATGTCTACAGATTTTGTGCTCATCTCTACCCTTGTAGACATGTAGACAGTACTTCTTCACCTTATATATATATGGTAGAAGAGGGGAGAGAGAGAAAAGAGGTAAATAGGGGATCCGGTGTCTACACCTGTCTACGTGTCTACACTTCAGGACTCTCAGCAACAACACTCTCACTCACAGTTACCACTCTCTCTGTCGTTCCTCCTCCACCTCGTGCCAGGCGTGGCACCTGAAGCTGCGGCTTCCTACCCGATGCGTCGGGTGTAGCGATGCGTCGCTACAACAGGAAGAGACTGTTGTGATATAGGGAGAAAGAAAGAGTTCAATCAAAGATTGAGGAGTAAAAGAATGGATATGTTCTCATTCAGTCTTGGAGTCATCCTCGGTGTTGGCATTCCATATGCCATCGTCGAGGTCCGTGACTTCCTCTACCGCAGAAGCGTGCGGAAGAATGCGCCATCTGCCAAGCCGTGGACGGATGCTCCACCGTCCATTGCCTGCCCACTGCCGTCACCTCACTCACCGCACGACGAACGTGTCTGCGCGATCTCCTGGTACCTCAAGCACCAGCACTGACCAACCAACCCGAAGGGAAGAACCATGTTCAAGCGCAAGACCATCGTCGCTGCCGTTGCCCTGCTCGTCCTGGCCGGCTGCACCGTCCCGTCCGATCCGGAGCCTGCTCCTGTCGTGACGGTCACCGCTCCTGCACAGGAGCCGGAGCCCACCGACGAGTACCCCGATCTGACCCAGAGCGAGGAGGCTCAGGTCTCCCTGCTCGTTGGCATCTGGGACAACTACGACGCCGACGAGCAGGAGTCCATGTGCAACTTCTACTGGATGGACACCGAGGCTGCCTTCGAGGCATTCGATGACGGCAGCTCAGGCACCATCAACGAGACGGCGTTCAACGCCTTCTTCAGCAACATGTGCTGATCAACACAAGACTCCCAGCCTGCACCTATGTCTTCAGCACTGGGTGCAGGCTGGGCCACAACCTCCCTCGACCCGAGGGTGGATCCATCTCATGAGGAGGAAGCAATGCCCCGCAAGTCCAACAGCGACATGATCGCTGCACTCGAGGCCAAGCTGGCCGAGGCTCGTGCCAAGGAAGCGGCCAAGGCCACGACCCGCGTGTCCTACCTGGTCGAGGCGATCAAGACCATCGACGAGAAGATCGCCAAGGCGGACTCCGCCTTCGACGAGGCTGTCGCCAAGGCTCAGGCCCTGCGCGATGGCCGCATCTCCAAGCTCGAGGAGAAGCGCGCCGATCTCGACGCGGAGCTGGCTGATCTGGCTGTCGAGTCCGTCGACGCCAGCCAGCTGACCTTCGACGAGCCCGTTGAGGCCGAGGAGGTCTGACCAATGGCGCACCTGACCCCAGGTCAGGCGCTTGCCAGTGTCCAGCCGCTGCTGCACAGGAGTCCGGTGTTCATCGCCGGCTCCTGTGTAGCAGCGCAGGCGCACGGCATGCCTGACGGATACTCAGACGTTGACGTCTTCGTCCCCACTGAGCAGGTGCTGATCTCCACGATCCAGACCCTGCTCAACAACGGCTACGTCATGGACGATCGCTTCTCCCGTGTCTGGGAGCGCTGGCTCCGCTACGGATTCAAGGGCTGGCACACCAACTCCATGAAGATGGAGTCTCTCAATGGCATCGAGGTGAACGTCGTCTACAAGATCGTCGACGGGCACCCGACCACATCCCTTGCCCAGGTCCTGGAGTCCTTCGACTTCGGACTGCTGGGTGTGGGCTACGACATGGAGACCGACACCTACAGGGACATGCGTCCCTACCTATTCCCGGGCTACGACATCAACGGTCCACTGCCCCTGATGCCAGGCAAGCGCAACGCCTGGCGTTCCGGTTTCATCAGCCAGTACAACGGACTGAGGGAGGCGGGTCGCTATGCCAAGTACCACTCCTACGGCTACGACCTGAGTTCCGTGAGTGCTGACCTGGTGATGGGCTACCACATGGTGGCTGCCTACCACCGGACCTCGTTCGACGAGGACAAGCAACTGCTCGCCGAGATCTACGAGACGCTGGCCTTCAAGATCGAGGCCGGCGACATCGACGAGCTGGCCGAGAGCTACAAGACTCTCGACTTCAAGGACAGCCTCGAGCTGATCCTCGAAGCGCTGGAGTAGACACATGTTCGACTACGACGCACTCATCGAACTGGTGTCCACCTCCACCGCCACGTCGGAGGATGGTGAGCACCTAGTACAGATGGACTACTCCAAGTTCATCCGTTCGGAGGGATCACTGCGCTCTGCCCAGCAGGCTTCCGGCTACCTCAGCACGGGAGAATGGGGTACTGCGATCCCCACCTGCGGGGCTGCGGATTGCATCCACCCGGACCACATGGAGGCGGCCGATCTGGTGATGGTGGCGCAAGCCAACACCACCACGCTCGCCGACCTCTACCGCAAGGCCAAGAGTCGTGGACTCGTCACGCCTCAGACCGCGTACGCTGGCTGATCCACAGCCTGCGACACAACCAGAAGGGAAGCACATGTTCACTGTCACCAAGCTGATGGGGCCCGGCACTCTCGTCGAGGGCACCGATGTCACCGGCAAGGAGGGCCGCACCATCCTCATCTCCGACAAGTGGGAGATGCTGCAGTCCGTCCGCGCACACAAGGCTGCGTCCGAGGTCTTCGACGCACAGGTGGAGGAGTTCTTCAAGCCCCTCACCGACGCCGCTGCGCAGGCCACGGCCATCGCTCACCCCGAGACCGAGGACTGGGGCCGCGTCGTCCTGTCCGAGGCCACCGAGGGCGTCGAGGCTGAGGTCATCCACCTCGACATGGACGGGGTCATCCTCCGTCTGCTCGACGAGACCGACGGCTCGATGCTGCGGTGGATCGGCGAGGACGTGCTCGTCGCCATCCAGCCGTAGTTCTGTCAGGGGTGGCGCCTACTGTCACATCGTTGCAGTAGGTGCCACCTCTGCCGTCTCATCCCTTCGGAAGGGGGAAGCATGGGTCTCGCAGACCACACCACCGTGGATCTGGTCAATCATCCACCGCACTACAAGCTGGCCAACGGAGTCGAGGTCATCCAACTGACCGAGCAGTTGAACTTCTGCCGCGGCAACGCGGTGAAGTACATCGCTCGGGCTGGCCGCAAGGACAGGGCCAGTGAGATCGAGGATCTGCTCAAGGCACGGTGGTACATCAACCGTGAGATCGAGCGGCTCGGCGGTCAGACATGATCGAGAAGCTGCTCAGTCTCTACGCCATGAGCATGGCCTACAAGGTACGCAGTCCCATGCCCCACCTCGTGGGTCCTGCTGGCTGCGGCAAGTCCACGTACATCGAGCAGCTGGCCGAGATCCTCGGCGTCGAGCTGCACATCATCAACGTCTCACGCCTGTCACCTCTCGAGGTGGAGGGTGTGCAGATGCCACACGGCAAAGACGGAGACATGCATCTGCGCATGCTGCCGGCCACGTTCTGGACTCAGCTGAACCAGGGAGACATCCTGTTGTTCGACGAGTTCCTGCGTGGATTCCCCGAGGTGTACAACGGGCTGCTCGACATCTTCACCAGCCGCAGGGTTGGTGCCTTCCGACTGCCCGAGGTCTTCATCATCGGTGCATCCAACAGCGTCACGTCCTACGACCTGGCGCTGGAAGACAGGCTGCTGCACATCGCAGTGCCTGACCCGAGGAAGTCCAAGGTGGAGAAGGAGCATCTGGCCAAGCTGATCTGCGACGTGCTCGGGCTGCTGCCCAGCATGGCTGCCAGCTACGAGATGGGCTACCTGCTGGACCGTGAGGTCCTGCCCACGTACGCCATCCTCGACTCCTTCAAGAAGAAGGGCGTCAAGGTGGGCACGGCTGCCACTGGTTCCAGCGTGCGCAACCTGCTGGGCCAGGCGCAGATGCGCATGGTCAAGAGCTCCGATCTGAAGGAGCTGATCGACGCCAACAACCAGCGTGCGATGAGCGAGCAGAAGGCTCAGTACGTGCTGTTGCTCAAGGGCACGAACGTTCCCGCCGGGTACGTCGCTGCTGCCAAGAAGCTAAGGGGCAACCCGAAGCTGTCACCCGTCCAAGCCCTGAACATCGAGATGAACATTCAGCTCATGGACATGGCGATCGCATCCACTGAGGAGGATGAAGCATGAACGACCTCGAGATCATCGAGATCAAGCCAGGCGTGAGGTTCAGCCTGGGCACGCTGAGGCGTGCACTGCCCGACACGGAGACGGCGCTGTTCCTGGCCAAGCTCTACAAGCTCAACGCCTACCAGCTGGGTCACCTGCTGCGCGTGGTCTTCGACCAGCGTGAGCTGGTGCAGGCGCTGATGGGTGAGGACCACACGCACAGCTACGACCTGCAGGACTACCTGCTCGAGCTGGGCTACGAGTCCCTCATCGAGTCCGGTGCCATCATCTTCGGTGAGGCACCGCCCAAGGGCGAGATCCTTCCCGAACTGTGGAAGAGTCTCGAGGTCGAGATCGCCTCGTCCATCCTGGAGGTGGCCGAGAAGCTCAAGGATGTCATTGGTCACATGCCCGGCAAGCAGGGCGAGATGGTCTTCCAGTCCATGATGAAGGTGAACGCACGTCGCCCGATCCTCGGAGACCACAAGGCGTTCATCCATCACGCACCGCAGCGAGAGAACCTCGTGGTGCTGGACGTGAGTGGCTCGATGTCCGAGGCCACGATCAAGACCATCGTCGAGGACGTGCTGGCCCTGACCTACATGGCCAACGCACACCTCGCCATCGTGTCCGACACCAGTACCCACTGGGGTCCAGGTGAGTCCACGGTCGAGGCCGTGCTCAACGTGGCCGAGTACTCGGGCACGCACTACGAGACGCTGGCTGCCCTGATGGATCAGGACTGGGGCGTGGTCGTGACCATCGCTGACTACGACTCGTCGTGGAACGCGATGGGTGCCATCAAGGCCAGGTCCGGACACATCCAGCAACTGCTCGACATCAGCCTGGTCAACAGGCCCACGTTCCTCGCCGAGGTGCTGGGCCAGCTGGCTGATGAGGTGCGTCCGCTGCTCATCGCAGACCGCAACCTCTGCTACTAGACCACTCACCCCAACAATGGGGTGGGCCATCACAAGAGAAACGAGAGAAGCATGGCGAACGAGAAGACCGTCACAGTGTGGGGCTGGATCTCCTTCCCGGAGTTCACCGCACAGGGTGCGTACACCCAGAGCCAGAAGGGCACGTACCCTGCCGCTGACGTGGCCAGTGCAAGCCCGAACTTCCTGCTGCTGCTCAACGACACGCAGGCGGAGAAGTTCCGCAAGCACGTCGAGGACGTGTTCCTCCCGTACGTGGAGAACCAGCACAAGAAGGGCGAGAAGAAGGATGCCCTGTCGCCGGCCGAGGTCAAGCTGCTCCTGGCTGCGATCGAGGATCCCGCGAGCGCCGTGGTCAACACGCCGTTCAAGGTGATCAGCGACAAGACCGCGGTCCTGCGTCCCGACGCTGTCGCTGCAGTCAAGTGCATCGGTGGCAAGGGCACGGACATCGAGCTCAAGGCCATCGTCAACGACGAGAGCGAGCTGGCTGTGCCGGACCCGGACATCCTGTCCTTCCCGGTCATCAAGCCGATCGCTGCCACCACGCACCAGATCTACGCGGGGTGCCAGGTCGCAGCAACGCAGGCGTGAGCGTCGCGGTGTTCCGCGCTGACGACGACCGCTTCGGCGGGAGCGTCGGCATCGACGAGTCCGAGATCTTCATGGACTGAGCAGTCTGAGAGGGGGTGGCTTCGGTCACCCCCTCTTCGCTGCCGGGAGGGAGCAACATGTACGACCGCAATGCCAATCAGGGCATGCCCTTCCGAGGATGCGTGAACGGGCTGCTCATCGTGGCTCCGTTCTGGATCATCGGAGGTCTGCTGTTCTGGTGGCTCATCAAGTCCTGAAGGAGGACAGCATGACCGAACGGTTCAGTGCGAGCGTCGCAAGCAAGCACATCAACTGCCACGCCAGTGCCAACCTGGACCTGGCCATCCCGCACTGGACGCCACCTGAGGTGGATCCCACTGCGGACAACGCAGCCAACCGGGGCACCGAGATGCACCGGATGCTCGCCGAGATCATGAGCCTGTCCGCCAAGGATGCACGGCGCATGGCCGAGGCCATCGCCTACGTGGCTGAGATCCGGAGCAGGCGCAGGTTCAAGTCCCTGATCGAGGAGGTGGTGCAAGCCACCTGGCTCAAGTCAGGGCCCAACACCTGCGCCGACCTGGTGCTGTTCGTGGCTGACGAGATCCACGTCATCGACTGGAAGACCGGGACCATCCCCGTCTCCGCTGTCGAGAACGAGCAGATGCTGTACTACGCCGTGACCTATGGGGCGCTCGCTCCCAAGGCAGCGGGCGTCCACCTGCACATCGTGCAGCCGTGGGCCGACAACATCGAGACGTGGTTCGCTGACACGGCTCGACTGCAGCAGTTCATGGCCGATGCCCAGGTGGCAGAGGCGCACATCCTGGGCGGGTCGACGACCTTCAGCCCTGGTGATCACTGCAAGTTCTGCCCGGCCAACCCGCATGGCAGGGGGGCCAAGGGCAAGCCGTACTGCCCAGCCATGATGGGCTTGCTGTATCCACAGCCGGCCGTCAACTACGACGAGATGTTGGAGAGCGAATGACGGGCTACATCGGTCTCGACTTCGAGACCTACGCAGAGGTGGACCTGACCAAGCATGGCCTGGACAGGTACATCAACTGCCCACACTTCACCCCGCTCATCGCGGTGGCAGCGTGGGAGTCAGGGGTCAAGGAGCTGTTCGACTTCGTGTCGGACTACACCGAGGCCAAGCACAGTCTGGCCGAAGCGATCGGTGACAACCTCATCGTCGCGCACAACGCCGGCTTCGAGCAGGCCGTGCTCAAGAGCATGGGCCTGAACTACCCGAGCTGGAGGTTCATCGACAGCGCCGTGCTCGCCCGCGCCGCAGGTGCGGCGGGCAAGCTCGAGGCTGCTGCACCCCAGCTGCTGGGTGTGGACAAGCTGGCCTCAGGCTGGGAGCTGATCAAGCTGTTCAGCATCGGCACTGGTCCATTCGATCCAGCCATGAAGGCACAGCATCCAGCGCAGTGGGCGGAGTTCATCCACTACTGCGCGATCGACGCTGAGCTCAGCCTCAAGCTGGCACTGAAGTATCCGGTCAGCAGCAAGGAGCTGGCCAACACCGCGGTCACGATGGACATGAACAGCCTCGGCTGGAACGTGGACATGGACCTGGTCCGCAACATGCAGCTGCGGTACCTGACCAACGTGGCCAACGCCGAGGCCGAGTTCCGCAAGGAGTGCGACGCCGAGGACCTGAACCTCAACAGCAGCACCCAGCTCAAAGAGTGGTGTGCCAAGCGTGGAGTCAGGGCCACGTCGTTCGACGAGGCACATGTCGAGAAGCTGCTGGCCACCATCGAGCGCAAGCTCAGTGCTGGTGTAGCTGACCACGACAAGAGGGCCAAGTACCTCGACGTGCGTCAGCTGCTGTGGACCAAGCAGATCATGGGAGGCAGCAGTCTCAAGAAGCTGCAGACCATCATCGACACGACCGGCACTGACGGTCGGCTGCACGACCAGTACCTGCACATCGGGGCTGGTGCCACGTTCCGCACCACGGGACGGGGTGTGCAGATGCAGAACCTGAAGCGGCTCAATGGTGAGGGCAACGACATGTCCGAGCTCTGGGTCGAGGACGTAGAGTGGGACAACACCAAGCTGGCATCCAACCTGCGCCAGGTCTTCACGGCCACGGACCCTGATGGGTTCCTGATCGTGGGTGACTTCAGCTCCGTGGAGTCACGGGGTCTGGCGTGGCAGGCAGGTGAGCAGTGGAAGATCGACGCCTACTTCGACGGCAAGGATCTGTACAAGGTGCAGGCCGGGAAGATCTTCGGCAAGCACCACGCCCATGTCACCAAGCCCGAGCGTCAGATCGGCAAGGTGGGCGAGCTGGCCTGTGGCTACGGTGCAGGCTCAGATGCAGTGCGAGACTTCGCCGCCAAGATGGGCGTCGTCATGACCGAGGTCGAGTCGGCCAAGCTGGTCCGAGATTGGAGGGGTGCGAACCCCGAGATCGTGGACTACTGGCGCAGGCTCGACGATGCGCTGCACGATGCGATCGAGTTCGGCAGTGGTGATGCTCGCATCAAGCACGGCCGGGTCGTGATCACAGCCCAGCCTGCACCGCAGTCCCTGCGGGATCAGACCAAGAACCAGGGTCTGCTGTCACTGAGGATCCTGCTGATCCTGACCGACGGCACGGTGATGGTCAACCGTGTGATCCACGGCACCCACATCGTGGGCCGCAACATCCACTACTGGAAGCCGAGTGAGCGCAAGACTGGCGACCTGTGGGTGGACACCTGGATGAACCCGAAGACCAAGCGGCAGCAGCCGTTCTCGGTCTACGGCGGCAAGCTGTCTGGCCTGCTGACGCAGAGCCTGTGCCGCGAGGTGTTCTTCGACAGCCTGCGCGACGTGTACGACAGGTTGTCACCGTTCCCCGGTGTCAACGTCCAGCTCGTCGGGCAGTTCCACGACGAGATCGTTCTGGACTGGTCGCCTGGTGCTGTCGCACTCGAGTCGACCAAGGCCATGCTCAACGACTGCATGTCCCGCACCAAGCTGCCGGAGTTCCCTCTGGCTGCGGAGATCAAGCACGACTACCGATACACCAAGTGAGTGATGGCCGGGCCCCCGTCGCAAGTCGAGGGCCCGGCCACACCGGAAGGAAGGAAGCATGCTCAACGTAGCACATGTCATCGGCATCGACCCTGGTCTGGTGGACACGGGTGTCGTACGGCTGACGTTCAAGCCCAACCTCAAGACCCTGCACATCGAGCACACCGTCTACCCAGGCACCGACTTCATCGGCCTGCAAGACTGGATCTACCAGCATGGCTCGCACAACCCGTTCATCTTCGTCGAGCGCTACCGGCCGCGGCTGAAGCTGGACTCAGACATCCGGATGGTGCAGGCTGAGCAGGACCTGAAGCGAGCGCTGCCCGACGCTCAGTTCCTGCAGAACATGGGGATCAAGCGGATCATCCCGCAGACTCTGATGGAGGTGTTCGGTGTCTGGAAGTGGCCGACAGTCACGCATCATCAGGACCTGCGATCGGCCGCGCGTATCGCCCTGCTCGGCATGGTGAAGGACACTCGGCTCAACACCGTGACTGCCGACGTGGTGAGAGATCACCTCGAGGGCAAGCCGTGGACGGTGGCTCATGTCTGAGCTGCCGACCCTGTTCGCACACCAGGAAAATTTTCTGGAGGCAGCGCCTGATCTGGCAACTCCTGCACGGGCCTGCCTTTACTACAAGACAGGGTCCGGCAAGAGCCTGACGGCCATGCTCGGGATGAAGGAGCTGGGCTACAACTACGTGCTGGTGATCTCACCTCCGTCCACCCACAAGCAGTGGCTGGATCTGGGTCGGTCGCTCGGCATGGGGATCGTCACGATCAGCCACGCCAAGTTCCGGATGAAGGACTACAAGCTGAGCCGGGCTGTGCCCATCATCGCCGACGAGTTCCACATGTTCGGCGGGCAGCAGGGCCAGGGGTGGAAGAAGCTCGACACCTTGGCCCGGCACCTCAAGGCACCGCTGTTCCTGCTCAGTGCCACGCCCAACTACAACGACGCGGAGCGGGTGTACTGCGTGCAGCACATCCTCGACCCGCAGTCGTGCAAGGGCGGGTACCTCGAGTTCCTGTACAAGCACTGCGAGACAGAGCACAACCCGTTCTCGCAGACGCCTAACGTGCTCGGGTTCCGGAACCACCAGTCAGCAGCGGAGTACCTGGCCGCCCTGCCTCAGGTGTTCCACCTGGCAGATGACCTGGTCTACACGATCAAGGACATCCCGTACGACGAGAACATCTCTGACGAGCTGCTCGACTACAGCTACAACCGCCGCGCTCACAAGATGGTGGCGAGTCAGATCGAGATGAAGCATGTCGTCAGGTTCCAAGGTCTCGTCGATGACGAGGGCTGGCTGTACCCGCACATCATGGACACGATCGAAGACGTGCTTCGGACGAGCGGCAGGGTCCTGATCTACTCGGACCATGCCACCATCGCCGAGGCCACAGCCCGTGCGTTCTACGAACTGGGCATCGAGCACGCCATCGTGACTGGCAAGACGTCCAAGAACGACAAGGCACGGATCATCCACGAGTTCCTGGGTGGGATCCACAAGGTCCTGATCGGGACCGCCACTCTGGCCACCGGCACTGACGGTATGGACAGGGTGTGCGACACCCTGCTGATCATCGACGACACAGAGGACGACGCACTCCGGCGTCAGCTGGTCGGAAGGATCATGCCGAGAGGGGACTTCGTGTCCACCACGGCGAAGCAGGTCATTCGTCTGAAGCCGATCTCCTGACACAACCGGGGAGGGGCTAGCCACCCGGCTGGCTGTGACAAGGAGGAAGCAATGGCGACAACGCAGGAAGTGATCGACGGATACCTCAGACGAATGACGTCTCCAACGATCACAAGGGATGAGTTCGACGATCTCGTCGAGCGTGTCCGCGCACTCAAGGCTCTCGATCTCGAGAGCTGACAAGGAGGAGGTGGCCGGTCCTGTGAGTGCCGGCCACCTCCCACTCACACAAGGAGAAGAGTATGGCAACAACGAAGACTCCGAAGGAACTGGCAACAGATGCGGTCACGCTCGCATCCAGCTTCGAGTACGTGTACCACGGTGGCATTCTCTACGCACCGATGGACTACCTCAGTGGTGACATGACGGTGATCCCACCTGACGACCGCAAGGTCTGGGTGCCGATGAACCAGCGTGCCATCCAGCGTGTGGCCCGCGCACAGTTCGACACCCTGTTCCGCAAGGAGGATGAGCTGCGCAGCTTCATCAACATGGTGGAGCAGGAGTCACAGTTCATGGACCACACCAGTGCACGGCTGCTCATCAAGACGGCAGCGGGCCTGAAGGTCCTCGAGGTCGACGGCACACTGCAGGATCCCGATGGCACGTTCATCCCGAACACCATCAGCTGGACCCTCAACGAGGACCCAGAGGATCAGGCCGCGCTCCTGTCCACGATCACCGAATGGGTGGGCGGGGATGACGAGATCGCAACCTCGTTGCTGCGCTACCTGGCCACGGCCCTGGCTCCGCACTGGTCCGCGGGCAAGTACGTCCTGTTCATCGGCGATGGTCGCAACGGCAAGTCCGTGCTCATGACCATGCTCGAGGATCTGTTCGGTCGCAACAACTGCTCGCACGTCACGCGCCAGCTCATCAGTGAGGGAAGCGTGGCAACCTGCGACCTGAACGGGAAGCTGCTCAACATCGTGAAGGACGGGCCGGCCGAGTTCGTCAAGGACTCGGGCGCCGAGAAGTCGCTCATCACGGGCGAGTCCATCGGCATCCGGAAGCTCTACTCGCAGACCCTCACCACGGTGCAGACCAACGCGCTGTTCATCGAGGGCCTGAACCAGGAGCCGAAGTCCCGGGACAAGAGCAGCGCCCTGCAGGCCCGGCTCATCAGGTTCATGTTCCCGAACAAGTACGAGGACGACCTGGTGTTCATGCAGTCCATGCGTTCGGAGAAGATGCTGGGCGCACTGCTGGCCCTGCTGATCAAGCACTACGTCCGGCACGAAGACGTGGCCGTGATGCTGGCTCCGACGGCCGCGGCCCTCGCAGCACAGCTCGAGCACATGGTGAACAACAGCTACGCCCTGCAGTTCCTGCAGGAGATGGAGGTCAACGAGCCTCTCGGTGCGGTGGACACGCTCACCGACATGACGCTCGACGAGCTCGCTGCGAAGTTCAAGTCGTGGCGCCTGAAGCAGGGCGACATGACGGCATGGGATACGCCGGGGGTGCTCCAGCTGTTCGCGCCCCTGATCTACACCGATCGCAAGTCGGCCCGTGTCTCAGGCAAGAAGAACCCGGTGAAGGTCAAGTACGTCACCGGGCTCAAGAAGGACGCACTCAGCGTCCTCCAGTCGATGAAGGAGGAAGCAGATGCCACAACCGTGGTGGACAACTGACACGTACGACGAGCAGATGGCTGTCCCAGTCGGACAGCTCGAGCCTCACGCTGGCCCGCAGGGCATCGCACTCGTGCGTACCTGGAAGGACGGGACGACCGATCCCGGGTGGGGCCTGCAGTCCAAGGACGGCAAGCCCGCGTTCATGAAGCGGTACAACCGCCGGGCGTTCAGCATGAGCCCGGTCCTGGCTGGGTACGACAAGGGGCTGCACGCCTTCGCGTTCGTCATGCGTTCGATGAAGGTCGTATGCATCGACATCGACGGGAAGAACGGTGGCAACCTGCACGCCGGCAAGCTCGGCATGCTGCCGCTCACGCTGGCCGAGACCAGCAAGAGTGGCGACGGGTACCACCTGTTCTACACCACGTCCGAGGACGAGTGGGATGACGAGCTCGGGTTCGCCGAGTTCGCAGACCGCATCGGAATCGAACAGGGCGTGGACTTCAGGGCGACGGGCTGTGTCTACCACTACCCGTCCCAGCGCTGGAACCACCGGCACATCGCCGAGCTCCCGCTGCACCTGAAGGACAGGCTCATCAAGCACCGGCAGACAGCCGCTGCTCAGACCGCAGCGATCGTGAAGACGATCGAGGCAGAAGATCCACTGGAGGTGGTAGTCATGCAGGACCAGTTGCTGATCGACCTGAAGAAGCCGATCCCCGCAGGTCGTCGGAACAACACGCTGTTCGCCATCGGGCAGCAGCTCAAGCTGGCGCAGGTCCCCGACTGGGACACGCATCTGCACGCCAGGGCGATGGCCGTCGGACTGGACAAGGACGAGGCCGACAAGCTGGTGTCCAACGTGAGGCGGTACAACTGATGGCCGCGGCTGAGGTTGAGAGGATCCGTGCTGTCGTGTGGCAGCTGCTCGACTCAGGCCACATCGACCAGCAGGGTGTGCAGCGGCTGGAGAAGGTGCTCACCGAGGTGTCCTGGTGAACGGGATCAGGAAGTTCCTCAGCAGATTCAAGCGTCCCGCCTGCCAGCATGTCTGGGTGGACCGTGGCTACGGTGGTGCCGGATGGACTCTGGTCCGGTGCTCACGCTGCGGACTCATGGAGATCCGACCATGAGCGGGCGATCCGAACGGATGCAGTTGGTCCGTCGTCTCAAGAGCGCCGGCTTCATCGTGGAGCGCACCGGCTCGGGTCACTGGAAGGTGACGAACCCGAACCGCGAGGGTGTCGTGCTGATGGCGTTCTCGCCGACGAGCACGGCCAACCACAAGACCCTCAAGCAGTTGGCTGCCATCGGGTACAAGGGATAGGGAAGGGAGGGAGAGTCGGGGCCACTGGCCTCGACTCTCTCTTTTTTGTGACAGACTTCAGCCATGCTCGATGACACCTCTCGCCTGTCTGAAGTCGAAGAAGAGTTGAAGAAGAAGTTCAACAAGGAGAAGGCTGACAAGAGGCGGCTGCCGTCAACGGCCGCCGCCCCCCGCCCGTCCGAGCGGGTCGACTCCCTGGTGCTGCCAGATGAGATGAGGGCGAAGATGCCCTTCACCAAGGACAAGTATCTGATCCGGGAGAACCCTCACCTGGTGCAGTGGGAGCGTGAGGTGCGCAAGTTCCTCCGCAAACTGTCGCCCGACCACGGCCATCGCGTGTCCGCGGTGATGATCTACGAGTGGGCGACCGGGATCCAGATGGTCGACATCATGAAGGACCAGCAGGCCCTCGCACCCGGCAAGCAGAACTGGCGCAGCGACCTGCGCAAGATCAACAAGGTGCTCGAGTTCTACTTCGGCAAGCCGTACATGACCTGGATCATGGGACGCAAGGTGCCCAAGACGTACCGGGTGAAGCCGGGCTACTACATCCGCCGGCACCGGCCGCTCACCCTGACGCTCTACGCCGAGTACGTCGAAGGTGTGCTCAATCCATGACCCATCACCCGATCACCGTCCTCCCTGACGGCACCCGGGTCTACTCGAACGGCACAAGGTACAAGCCGAAGGCTCCGGGCGAGCGGAAGTACGGGGTCAGGAAGCCGCCTCCTGAGGCCGCTGACGGGGCTGTCCGCTGGGGTGGGCTCTGGCTCCCACCGCTGTCTCTCCTGCCCGGAGATCAACGCCTGTGGCCGGAGACACGCCCTGACACGGACGCCTACCTGCACGCCTTCAAGCCGAGGAAGTGCCGGTGCCTGGTGTGCCAGCGCCCCGAGGCGTCGAGGTGGCGTGAGATGGCCCTCAGATCCGCACCGCCGCCACCTGAGCTCTGACCTGCTCGTCGTACACCGAGCTGCCCTCGAGCCGCTGGAACAGCTGCTGGATGCTCTTGAGGTCACGGGCCATGACAGCCTGCAGGATGAGCGTGGCCGCCGTGACATCGAGGATGTCGGGGCTGTTGGAGTAGACCGTCTGCACGGTGCCGAACCGCTGGTGCCACAGCCACAGCAGCCGGGTGTCAAGGCTCTCCCGATGATCGTCGGGCACCTGGTTGCGGAACTTCCGAGCAAGAATGACCTCGGTCATGATTCGAGCTCCCCTCCGACGAGGTCGATGAACTCCAGCTCCACCTTCTGGCCGGAGGCTGGGTGTGAACCTGCACGCCTGCGACCGACGAGTCGGTTGAAGATCATGTTGCGCGCGACGTTGGCCCGCGTCAGGGATCCTCGCTCGCTGATCTGCACACCGTTGGCGATCTCGAACAGCGATCGGGCGACGAGCTCGTGGGTGTGCACGTCGAGGAGCACGTCGGTCTTGAGCGTAGGGTTGTCTGCCACATGCTGCAGCGCCTGGCGAATCGTCACGATCTTCATGCCCACACTCCTGTGTAGTCCTGCTCGTAATCGACAGAGCCTGTCCCCTGGGCTGGGTTGTCGAAAAATTTTCCTTGGAAGAAGTCGAGCTCCTTCACAGCCTGAACGGCATAGCGAAGAGCGTCCATCATGTGGCTGTGCTTGTCGTGCAATGGCTGCTGTGTCCACATCTGGAGCCGAGTGTTGAACTCGTACTTGTAGTTCTCGAGACACTCGAGCAACCACTGGCAGTTCGTCTCGTGGACGATCGTGTTGTACAGCTGCATCCGTGTCTGCTGGATATCCGTGATGATGTTGAAGTCCCCGCTCCTGGATCCGGGGATCTTCCACACCTTGTTCGACTTGGCCAGCACCGCCACGTTCGGGAACCGCTGGCGCATCATGTCGGCCGGCGTGGTGTTCACCGCCTTCTCGTGGTGATCACCGTCCCACGGCAGGATCAGCGCGCCGATCTTGTTGAAGTAGTGCTTCGGCTGCAGCACGTCCACGTACTCGGGCAGCGCCTTGCCGTGGCCCTCGTCGGCGTCGTACAGAAACAGCCGGCCGTTGATCCACTGGAACGCGATCCACGCCGTGGCGTCCGACTGGATGCCCGAGGCGCCGATGTCGAACACCACGTACACCGGGTGACCGGGGTCGAGGTTGAAGTCGTAGATCCGCTTGTCCGCGACCATCTTCATATACGCCTCGCCGTACACAGCCGCGGCGTCCATCTCCTCGAAGGAGACGTGGTACTCCTGCTCGAACATGCGGTCGTTGCCGAACCGCTTGAGGTAGGTGTCCCGGATCCGCTCGAGCTCCTCGGCCGTCAGGACCGGGGGCAGGCCCTCCCGCTTCATCATGGCGTTCAGGTCGTCGATCGTCCGGATGATGACCTGCGCTTCCGGGTTGTCCTTCATGGACTCCATCAGCTGCCACAGTGGATTGCGCCGCTTCCCACGCGGGGTGCTCACCACCATCAGGCGCTTCTGCTCAGCTCGGTTCTCGAGGATGGGCATGATGCGGGGGATCGGATCCTCCCGGCTGAACAGTGCCAGCTCGGTGACGGTGTAGTCCTGGTAGGACGTGCCGACACCGGCCTTGTCCTGGCCCGACTGGAAGTAGCCCTGCAGCTTGAGCCGACTGCTGTTGGAGAAGCGGCCCTCCATGACGGTGGCCTTCCAGTCCACCAGCTCCGGAGGCACGTTGTCCTGCAGACCCTGGATGTACTCGCCCGAGTTCGGGTCGATGTACGTCTTGTCCCAGAGGATGTCGCGGATCATCGGGTTGCTCAGGCTGATGTACACGCCCGTCGTCTTGGGTGTGCGCAGCCTGGCATCGCACTGCTCCATCGAGGCGGCTACGTCCTTGCCGGTCTGCCTCGGGAGCACCGCGATGCCGTAGCGCTTGGTGCGCCACATCTTGTGGAGCTCAACCTGGTACGGCCGAGGCCGGTAGTGCACCGGAAACGTAGGCACTACCGGCCTCCCTTCGTCAGGCGGTGATCGTGAAGGTCACGCCGTTGCTGATCTTCTTGGACCCGTTGATCACCGTGATGGTGCGAGTCCCTGCGGTGGCCACCTGGCCGGCAGTGATCAAGCAGGTGAGCTGGTTCGCAGACACCCGGGTGGTGGTCTGCTGGGTGCCGGACCAGCGGATCTTGGCGTCGGCATCGAAGTCGAAGCCGTTGACCGTCAGCGTGAACTGAGCAGCGCCGGCCGCCTTGGTGGTCGGGCTGATCGTCGAGATCTGCGGGGTGAGCAGCGTGAGCTCCCCGAAGTCCTCGACGGTCTGGGCCTCGCTGTTGGCGTACTGAGTCCGGGCAGCGGTGACTGCAGTGGCGTTGTCAGCGGCGGTCTCGGCCGGAGACCTCCGCTGCTGGACGGATGTGGCGAAGGTTGCTGCGTCGTGCGGCATGGCTGGCTCCTCAGATTTGAAGGTTGGGCAGTCCTATTGTGCCGAACAACGTGGAGAAATCCTCACGCTCCGCCCCACTGCTTGCCTTGGATTGGATCCCGGCCTGCGGCGGCTCCGGAGCGGGTCGAGCAGCAGGAGCCGCCGCAGGAGGTGCCGCGCCCGCGACGGGGGGAGCAGGAGCGGCAGCCTTGAGGTTGGTGCGCAGCTTCTCGATGATCGGCTGCACGGGGATGCTGTACCCCTGCAGCTTGCCATCGACGCGCACCTCGTAGGGCTCCATCATGTTGGCGAACGAGTCCGCCAGTGGACGGTTGAAGCCCTTGGTCCCGGGGATCAGGTCGGGGTTGTTCTTGAACAGGTCGATGCTGGCGTGCACCGTCTGCATGAAGTCGGCCGACTCCTCCATCTTGGCCGTGGCCTGCTCACGGATCTCCGCGACCAGCAGGGCCTTCACCGCCTCCTGCCACTCGGCGGCGTCCTTGGAGTCACGCAGGGTCTCCATGCCCTCCTTGCCGATGGCCGGCACCTGGGTGCCCACCAGCAGGCGGGGGTGCTTCTCGAGGGCCTCGAAGTAGTTGCCGTAGTCCTCGCGCGCCTGGTCGTACGCCTGCTGCTGGTACGCCTTGGAGACGTTCTCCTCTAGCTTGGTGCTGAGCGAACCGAGCTCGGGGAGAAGAGCGGCGGCATCGGCTGTCCAAGAAGTGGGGAGAGTTGGGTCCGTGCTGACGGCTGGAGGCTGTTCAGCACCTCCAGCAGCAGCTCCTCCTGCTGGTTGCGCATCTCCACCTGCTGCGCCTGCATCACCTGCACCCGCTTTCGGGTCAGCTGCTGGTGGTGATCCAACCGTCCCAGCGCTTCCGCCATCGGGATTCCCAGCTCCCACAGCTGCTCCCGCAGCAGTACCTGGAGCGTCGCCTGCAGGCGTGCCAGCAGGATCTCCTCCCGCTGCACCCGGATCAGCTCCCGCCTCTGGCGCCAGCGCATCCATGAGAGCCACGAATGCCATGTCGCCGTGATGCGGGATGTCAACCGATTCCTTCTCGTCTGGCTGGACACTCATCAGTCCTCCTGTGCGCCGCGCAGGTCCTGCAGCTCAGCAGCCAGCAGGTCGCGGTCGGCGTCGCTGAACTCGAACTTGATCTGGTCGAGCAGGGCGGTCAGCCCGTTCTGGTCGAAGAACATGCGGTGAACCTCGGAGATCGCCGCGAGCTCGACGGCCGCGTCCGATGCAGCCGCGGACCACTCGATCTCCCACGACAGGAACGTCTTCTGCCAGTCGGTCAGGACGTTGATGTAGTGGTGGCTGTTGTGCTCGACGTCCTCCTCGGGGGATGTGACGTTCAGGCACTCGTCGTCGAGCTCGATCTCGGTGAGCAGCACCTTCTCGAGCTCGGCGATCTTGTCGAAGTACCGATCGCGGAAGTAGTGCATGTCGTTGAAGACGACGCCTGCGTACGTGGTGACGATCCGGTTCGCCCACTGCGGGGTGATCTTCGCCTTCCGCTCCTTGTGTGCCGGCTTGAGCACCTCGCGCCACACCTCGAGGATGCTGTGGTACGGAGCGGCGTTCGCCTGCTCGAGGATGTCCTCGACGGTGTCGAACTCGGGCATCGTGGTCTCGCTCACTTGACTCTCCCTGTCAGTTGAAGCTGGCGGTACTCGGTCTGGATGGCCCGGATCACTGTCCGGATGTCGTAGCACAGGTCGTTCTCGATGTAGACCCGCTTGCACTCCTCGGGGACCAGCTCGGTCCCTCCGAAGTACTCGGCCACCTCGAACAGGTTGAAGCCCTCGCGGCCGTTGTAGCAGTGGATCCGGAACGGGAAGCGCGGGTCCTTGTAGATCCCGACCTGGTACGAGGGGAGTGTGATCTTCACCTCGGCCGGCTTGCCTGCACCCTTGCCGGCGACCTCGAACGTCTCGATGTACTCGCCGTTCTGGACGGTCTCGGTGACCACACCGCGGTCCATGTAGGTCAGGACGCGACGGCCACGAGGCTTCGGGTACGCAGGCTTGAGGACTTCCTCCTGGTACCAGAGCCGTCCCTGCTCATCGACCCGGATCGGCTCGTCCTCGGCCTTGGTATTCAGCCGCTGGCCCGGCATCTCCTCGGGATCCTGCGGGCGGGGCGCCGGGGCTGGAGTCTGTGCTGTGTCGAACCTCGCGTACTGGTCAGCGACTGCCTGCTCCTCGGGCGTCACCGGAGCTTCCGGCTCCGGCTTCTCCTCGATGGTGACGACCGGCACCTGGTAGAAGGCCAGTTCCGCCTGCAGCTGGTCGACGGTGTAGAGGGCGTACGTGGTGCTCAGTGGGTGGCCGCTGGCCTTGAGCGCGTTGTAGAGGTCTGACTTCTGCGACATCTGCGGTCCTCCGGATAGGTGGCTATGCGCGGTCTTCTGGATGACCATACACCCTGCACGGGGTGTTTTGGAGACCGGCCCTGCGCGCGGTGTGGCGGGGTGGATGTAGACATGTAGACGGGTGTAGACACCGATTCCCCTATTTACCTCTTTTACTACCATACCTAATAGGTAGAGAAGTACTGTCTACATGTCTACAACGGTCATTCTGAGCACGAAAGTTGTAGACAACAGCCCTGTCTACAGGCTGTCTACATGTCTACATTCAGGGCCTGTTGTAGTCCATGTACGTCAGCGGGATCCCGTTCTCGGTGTAGCCGACAGGATTGCTCCCGTACTCGAAGGTCTCCACGGATCCGAACTCGTAACCGACGTTGACGCTGACCGGCGTGTAGCGGTACTGCGCATAGCTGAGCGAGCCCCAGCCCTCTGCACCATCAACCGAGGATCCGAACAGGAACCACTCCTTCATGTCCCGACGGATCAGCAGGATGTCGTCCACGTCCCAGGTGAAGCCGTCGTTCTCGTCCACGCCCGTGGCCGTGAACTCCTTCTCCACAGTCAGGTGCTGGCCGTGCAGGTCGTGTCCGCGGATCCCGTAGCGCATGGTGCCGAGGAAGTTCCCGAGGGTCACACCCACCTGCTGCACATGGGCCCACGCATCGTGTGCTCGGTTCGCGCCCTGCGTGTTCGTCTCGAACCGCCAGGGGATCGGCCGCTGCAGGACGTCCGCATTGGCGCCGACGTAGTCGTCCACTCGTGCGGTCGGGTCCAGGTAGTACAGACCGTCCGGCCGGGTGATCCCGAGCACCTCGCTGGGCCCCACGTTGAACACCCGCAGCGCGTTGCCCTGGATCAGGAAGCGCGACCAGTGTCCGCCCTCGGTCGAGATGTCGAAGACCCAGATCTCGTTGCCCTTGCACCCGGTCTCGAGCACCTCGCCCAGCGGGTTGTGCACGAGGTAGTAGAGGCGGTTGTCCAGCTGCGCCGACATGATCCAGTGCTTCGACCAGAGCCGCTGCCACATGTTGGCGATCTTGTCGGTCTGCGTCTTGTGGTTGATGTTGTAGTTCGAGGCGGTCGACTTCAGCAGCGCCCGGTCCAGCGGACGGTACAGCGAGTTGTTCAGCACCTCGTTGCCGTACGGGCTCAGCGTGCCGGGCGTCGAGGTCGTCTCCTCGAACCCCATCACAGAGGTCGAACCGGACTGGCCGTTGATGTTGGCCGGCATCATGTAGTAGCTGATCGACCGACCATCCGACCCCATGCACAGGATCGCCAGCGTGTCCACGGACTGCGGGTTCTGCCACAACACCACGTCCGCGGGGATGTGCAGGTTGCCCGTGGTCAGGGTCTTGGCCCCACCACCGCGCGACGGGGTGAAGTTCAGGTACTCCCCCGGCCGGTTCGAGGTCCACCGAATGGTGGCCAGCTCGTTCGGGTCGCCCACCATGATCAGCCGGTCACCGGCCACCAGACCCGAGCGGGCCTTCGGGGGCCTCGAGTAGTTCTCCCGGTTGCTCTCGGTCGGCAGCATGGCGTCGTTCAGCCCGATCTTGCGCTGCGGGGTGATCGTCAGCCAGCCGGCGTCCTTGTGCAGCGGAGCGCCGCGCAGGTCAGCAGTGGCCGCCAGTGTGGCCACCACCGGCACTGGCTCCTGATCCGACCAGGACATGACGTACAGGTTCCACTTCGTCGCACCCTCGACCAGCGCCTGGGCGTACACACCGGAGGGGACGGTGAACGTCAGCTGGTCGGAGCAGAGCATCGGGTTCGTGGTGGCTCCACCTGAGGGCTCACCTGTGGCCGAGGGCAACTGCCACAACCAGTTCGACCACGGGCGCATGACACGGATCTCCCCGATCATGCTGGCCGCGGACTCCCCCACCTCGTTCTCGAAGGTGTAGAAGGCCGCCACCTTGTAGACGTTCTTCGTCGTGTCCGAGCTCACCAGCGATGTGGCCGCCGGGGTGTTGGCCACCGGCAGGTCAGGCACCACCGTGTAGGTGGAGCGGATGCTGGCCGACTGGTGGGGCGTGCCCTCCCAGCCGTACTGGACCCCAGACGTGGGCGTCGAGTCGCCGTCGTAGTACGTGCCGGGGACGGACACTCCGGTCTCGAGCATCGTCGCATCGACGTAGACGGCCGCGTCCTTGAACACCTGGTCGACGGTGATCTTCACCACGGCCAGCGCAGCCTGTGCATGCGTGGAGGCCACGCCCTCCGAGTACCTAGCCCACGACGCGGTGTTGTCCACCGCCGTGTTCGTGGAGTCCAGCTGCACACCGTTCTTGTCGTACTGGATCACCGTGATGGTGGTGGTCTGCCCACCGCCTCGGACGTACGCAGAGCCACACACAGCCGCTGCAGCCGGGATCGGCAGGCGCGGGGTGGAGATCGAGATGGCCACGCCGGGGTGGTACACCGAGGCCGACTCGCGCTGGGCGCCCATCCAGTAGTAGCCGGTGCCCGAGTTGCCGTCGTAGGCCGCGGTGTCCTCGCCCTCCTTGCACAGGACGATGCTCTTCACCTTCACGTACGTGCCAGCCGTGGCCTGGTTGCGACCACCCACGGACACTCGCATGGCCACCGTGGAGTCAGGGGCCGTCACAGCGGGGCTCACGTACCGCTGGGCAGTGGCGCTGGCCGGCATCTCGAGCGAGGTGCTCGCGCCGATCTTCGCGCCCGCAGCGTTGTAGAACGTGAGCACCACGATCGGTTGCACGTTGGTGCCGTTGCTGTAGTCCAGTGCGACCACGTACCGCTGGCCCGGCACCACGCCATAGGTGAGCTTCGAGCCGTAGGCCAGGAACGTGCCCTTGCCCTTCTTGTCCGTGATCTTCATGTAGCCGGTGCTCTTGCTCAGGTCCGGGTCGCCCCAGTCCTTGTGCGGATGCCAACCCGGATAGCCGTTGATGTCGACCGATTCCAACGGGGAGGTCTGAAGGTTGGTCTTGGTCGGTGCCGACTTCAGCTTCAGGACCCGGGACCCGGACCCCGCGATGGCCCAGTCCGGGCCGGAGATCTCCGCCGTGCAGTTGGTCAGCGACCAGCTCGTGACGCCGCTCTCGAACGACGGGTTCGGGATCTCGTTGCGGGTGACCGACCACGCCTGCTTGTCGATCCACGTCTTGCTGGGGTGGACGATGCTCAGCTTGTGGCTGTCCTTCCAGCCCGGCACGCCGATCGAGTTGATCTTCTTGGCCACCTTCTCGGCGCCCACGAAGAACACCCGGATGGATTCGCCGGCGTCGGACATGGCGACGATCTTGTTGTCGATCTGGAGGTACTCGATGTGCGTGGTCTTCGAGCTGAAGTTCAGCACCGACGTGCCCTGCGGGATCGAGAACCCGATCTTCGAGGAGGTCAGCGCGTGCACCACCGTCTGCCCATCGGAGAACAGGATGGCCCGGAACCCGACCGTGCCGTCCAGCTCCCGCACTCCGAACAGCAGCGCCTTGTCCCCGGTGGCGGTGTAGAACGGCTCCTGCGTTCCAACCATCGGCAGACCCACGGCCTTGCCGGGCACCTTGTCGGTCACCTGGTTGATGTCCGGGGAGTTGGCGAAGGACAGGTACCGCAACCCTGGGCGCACCTGTAGCGCCTGGTTGCGGTTCACCATCATGTTCTCCATGATCCGCAGCGAGGTCGGCTCAGAGGTGCCCGGAGGGTACGCCGTGGACCAGCCGGTGAACGCGCGCAGGTACGCCCTCGACAGTGGCCTGTCGATCGGCGGCGGCGTCTTCTTCTTGGGGGGCATGCCCGCTCCTAGTAGTCAGCAAGCGGCGGCCGGTAACCGCTGTCGTCGACGAGCCCGCTCTGGATGGGCAGGGTGAACGTGTTCTGGTAGGGCGTGTCAGTGTTGCTCACGTCGCGCTCGATCAGCTGGTACATGATGTCCTTGTACCCCTCCTCGAGCGTGGGCACCCGAGGCTGCATCACCGGGTCGGTCTGCGCGTAGTAGAACGCAGCGCGCGAGATGATCGCGTCCGGGTACGGGAAGTCGAGCAGCTGCTTGCGCACCGAGGTCGGCACGGTCTTGCCGGCCGCCGGGAGCCGGAACATCCTGGGCTCGCGCATCACCGACAGCACGACCTCGAGGCCCGCCTCGGACTCAAAGATGGGCCGGGAGAACATCAGGCTCTTGCGGGTGACCGACACCCACAGTCCGCGGCGCCGCTCGTACTTGTGCAGGGAGTCCCGGGGCAGGTAGTACGCCCACTTCACAGTCCGCTGCTCGTCATCCAGCAGCCGCACCGCATCGTCGTTGATGATCCGGGGACGCTGCTGGGTGGGCAGCAGCATCTCCCGGTCGCCTTCGGACAGTGTGCCCAGTGACAGCAGTGCGGAGTAGTAGGACCACTCCTGCTCCAGCGCGTTGTTGCGCAGGGCCCTGTTGATCTGCCGGGTGATGGAGCGGTACCGCTCGAGCTCCGGCTCGTAGGTGAGGTCCAGCCCGGTCAGCAGGCCGAGCACCTCCCCGACGGTATCGTCGAGCGAGACCTGGAGCTCGGGGCTCATGCTGCTCATGCCGCTTCCCACTTCCGTAGCGTGGCGCCTTCAGCCTTGGCGACCTTGTCCATCGTGACAGCAGCCGCAAGATCGGTGTTGGACTGCTTGGCCCGCAGCTGCTCCTGCCCGGAGAAGTCGGAGATCCACTCGGGCAGGGCCTGCTGGGTGTAGCCCTTGCCGGACTCCACGGCCGAGTCGGCGAACGCCTTCTTCATGGCAGCCTCGGCGTCCTTCTCCGCACCCTTCTTGGGCTTCACGCCCATCTCCTTGGCCTGGGCGTAGAAGTCGGCCTCCTGGCCCTTGACGTTGCCCAGCTGGGTGAACGCCTGGGAACGGTTGTTGTAGTACTCCTGCCAGATCCGGTCGCGCTCACCCTCTGCTGACGTGGCGGCGCCGGCCAGTGCGCTCTTGGTGTCGAGGTTCAGGTCCACGATCCCGGTGTTGATCGAGCGCATGGAGTCGAAGTACGCGCGGTTCGCCTCTCCAGCATTGGAGCTCCAGTTCCGGGCGGACATGAGCATGGCCTTCATGGTGTCCGTCTCGCCTGCGCCCTGCTCCAGGATGTTGGTCAGCGCGTCCTGGCGCTCCCGGACAGCGTTGGTCAGGCCGCGCTCGGCCGTGTCCCCGGTGGCCTTCTCCGCGTCCTGACCGCTCAGGAGGAACTGGTTGGCGCGCTGGGCATGCCCTGTCTTCAGTGCGGCCAGCTGCTCGGTCAGCGTCTTGGAGATGTCGCCGAGGTTGTTGTCGCGGGCCGAGGCGAAGTCCACATCGAGCGCCTGCCGAATGGCCTGCGCCTGCTTCTGCAGATTGGACGCACCCTCGAGGTACTTCTTGCCGGCCGCCTTCTTCGCGTCGTTCTCGCGCTTGACTGCGCGCTTCTCGGCGGAGCTGACGTTGCTCTTGGCCGCGGTCTTGGTCGAGCTCTTGGTCGAGCTCTTGGCCGGACCCTTGCTCGGGGCCTTGGTCGAGACCTTGGTCGACTTGGCCGGTGCAGGCTTGGTGGGCCTTGTCGGCAGGATCTTGCGTGCCATGTCAGCCTCCGATTCCCACGAGCTTGCGGATCTCGTCCGAAGATCGCAGCTGGGTGTTGCTGCCCTCGGGCAGGCCGTACTGGTTCTCGGTCAGCGAGCGCTGGTTCACGTAGTCGAGGAACTGCTGGCGATCCTCCGGTGTGAACTGGAACTCGTCCATCTCACCGAACACCTGATCCACCTTGCCGGTGGGTGACTGGAGCTCGGCATACGCCCGCTGCATCCAGTCCTCCATCTGCTGGTCGTAGGTGGATGTCCTGGTCGAGGGATCCCCGTAGCCCAGCGGAGCCACGCCCGGTGCAGCGGTGGGATCGAACAGCGGGTTGATCACTGCGGAGTCGAAGTTGGCCAGCGCGTAGTTTGCCTGCTGCATCTTCTCCGCGATCATCTTCGCGCTGCGGGACACGAGGTCGGCGTCGATGGCCGACTACGCGGCCGTGCGCACCCCGG